TCCAAGAACATATTGTCCGGAACTGGACGAGGAGCGAGCACCAAATATTATCTGATGTTTACCCGTATTCTCTGTTAACTCAAAATCTATGACAACTTTAGTGTTATTGTTTGGCTTGAATCCAGTGTCAATGTACTGCGTTCCGCTCGACTGGATATATTCGCGCCGTTTATATCCACTTGGTAAACTCATACCTTCACCGCCTTAACCATACACAAGGCAAATCGCACCGTTGACCGAGGGTGTCTGCTCTGTGGCACTCAGGGCAATGCCCCGCGCCATATACGTCGTGTAGTTCGCGTCCGACGCATTGACATTCGTCGTGCGGTTCAGCCGGGTGTTGATCGATACGTTGTCCACATTCCCGAGGCCCACGTCCGACTTGGTCACCGCCTGCTTCGGGTGTACATGGTCACCCCGAGCATAGGCACTCTCCGAACCAGCCGAAGCCGTCCCCGGCGCTTTCGGTGTGGTGTTGGAAGCCGGAGCCACGGCTACAGCTCCAGCAATCTGATCCCCGGCGGCATTATGCGCCGTTGCACCTTCCAACAGGGTTTCCGGGGTAACGCTGTCTCCCGTCAGGTCGACCAGCGTATTCCCCGCGAAATCGACTTTGCTGACGCCCATATCAAACCTCCGCGGCCTTGCCGATGGTGACGGTCTTACCGCCAGCGGAATTGTCCGCCTCGTTATAATAGATGGCGTTGACGACCACCTGAGACAGATAATCATAACCCTCATCCGGGATGACGGTCTGCGCCGTGGTCAGCGGATCGACCGTCTTGGTCTGGACGGTGATGGCCTCGCCGCCGTAGGTGCCCTTGACACCGAGGATGGTCACGCCCTTTTTGATGTTGGCCGCAATGATCTTCGCGGCCTCGTCGGGGTCGATGACGCACTTGCCGGAGCCGTCGTGATAGCCCAGCGGGACGATATACTCGCCATTGACCGTGCTGATCTTCGCGGCGACTGCGCCGTTGTTTGGCATTTCGCCGGTGATCATTGTGCCACGCGCGCCTGCCGTCTTGCCTATGAGGACTTCCGATGCCTTGACCGTTGCGCCCGAGGTGTCGAGATCGAACGTGCAGGAGCCTGTGTGGATCTCGCCGTCCGGGCCGTGGAACTTGTAACCGAGAAGGACTTTTCCGTCCGCGATGGTGTCGGCAGTCAGGTCGATCAGGACAGTGCCGCCGTAGATGATCTTGCTTTTACCCATTTTTATACCTCCGATGCAATATAAACTGTGTCCCCAGTGGGATTGGATGTTTCGTAATACGGGATCTTGGTGACGGTCACGTCCTTGTTGAGCGTCTTTCCGGCGGTCTCAAGGACAGTCGGCGCGTTGGCCTTTGGGATGACCGTGTATCCGCCCGTATAAGGCTTGCCGCCCGTGTGGACAATTTTGACGTTATCGATTGCAAATACAATGCTCGGCTTCCCGCCGATGTCAAAGTGGATCATCACAACACCACCTTACTGATGGAATCGCTCACGCGGATGCCCTCAATGCTGGTGCCGATGACAACCGGCTCCGCGCCGGTAAACTTGACGCGGATCTGAACGGCCTGAGAAGCGCTTTTGAACTGAAAGGTTTCCTCCTGCGTCAGAGGGAACAGGAAGTTCCCGTCTGTGTCCGTCGCGACCTCGCCGGGATAGATTTTGCGCAGCTTGCCGACGATGAACTCGATCATCTCAATCTTGGATAGGTCGAGCGGCGCGCCGTCCTGCGTCCCAGTAAATACAATGGCGTACTGGTCGCCTTGCATGATTTTTAGGCTCATAGCTACCTCCTTACTTTGGCTTGCCGACTTTGCACAGCACCACATAGCTGCCGCTGACGCGGGCGATCAGGACGCGGTCGCCCGCGTCAGCGAAGGTGACGTCCGGATTGCAGCGGTAGTGCTTCGCAGTTGCCTCGGTCTGGCCGGGGAAGATCAGCGAGACGCCGTCCGTGTACTTCGCGCCGATGGTCGCCAGCGAGAGCAGCGGCGATTCCTGCGGGTTCTCCAGCGTGGCCGTAAACAGATCCATCATGAAATCACCGTCCTTTTCGCTGTGTGCTGCATCATCTGGCCGGTGGCCATGGTCAGCGACCAGCCGGTCTCCTCGTAGATTCCAGCCAGTTCCGGGTCGTCGATGGAGATGATGTCCCCGACGCCGTGGCCCGGCTCATTAAGTGTCTGAAATGTGATGGTTCGCGCGGCCAGCATGGACTCGTTCCGGGCGCGGTCGGCAGCGGCCTGAAGCTCATCCTGACTTGCAATGTTGTCCACACGCTGCACATCCACAATGCGCATTTTGCGTTTGAACGTGGACGTGCTGGACGTCGGGGACTCGTTGACCGCCGTGGCCACCATGTCGGCATCGAGATCCGGATTGCTGCAGATTCGGACAAAGACGTTCGGCGCATTGAAAATGTCCGTCTCGTCGTTGTGATCCGGCCCGATCGGCTGCGCGTGGACGACGTCGGTATCGGAATAGGCATGATCGATGCGGTCGGCGCTGGGCTGTTCATACGGCTCCAAATGCGCGATGCCGCTGCCGTCGAACCACACATCGCTGTAATTGATCTCGGCCAGAAGCTGATTGATGATGGCCAGATAGGTCGTACCGATCTCCCAATCCTCGCGGTCGGTCTGGAGCGTGGCTGTGGACGGAGCCGCAATGACCAGCCCGATCCCGGCCTCCGTGAGCATCTGGCGGATCTTCGTAATGTAGGACGTACCGGCGGCGATGTGCAGGATGTTCTCCGTGCGCTGGTTTTGCAGCCGCCAGCAGCGGTCGTATGCCTCGATCTGGACGACCGTGTTGTAGCGGTCGGTCGCGCGGCTCGGAGTCGCCGTCTGGAAGACGCCCAGCGGCGTCTCCACACCGTTCAGCCGCATGACGGGCTGCAACTCGTCTGACAGCAGATCGACCGTGTCGGGGACGTAGAACCGCCCGGAGAAGCTGCCTTTGATCTCGGCATCCTTGTTGACCATGATGTTGGGGTTGTCGCCGCTGCGCCAATGGAGCCGGGCAAACTCGGCTCCGTTGCGCAGGACGTTGACGTGGTAGGAGACGTCACGAATCAAGGTTGATCTCCTCCTTTCGGTCGATCTGTTCGATGGTAAAGCTGTAAGTGCTGAAGAAATCGTCAGAGTTTTCCGTGATGCTGGCCGGGTAGCCGATGGTCATGTTGCCCTCCGGCGTCTTGCAGCAGGTCAGGTGTCCGAGCAGTGCCCTAAGAGACTGCCGCTCCGCGTCGTCCGCGCAGACGCAGGTGATCCGCAGCGCGCGGGACTTAAATTCGCTCCGCTCGGCGACCGGGTAGGTGTGCCCGGAGAGCTGGACATATTGGATGTCCTGGGACAGGCTCAGACCCGTGCTGCGGTGCGCCGAGGAATCGTAAAGGAAGTGCAGCCACTCGCCGCGCTCCATGTCGTAGAGTCGGACTTTGTCTGTGCTGACCGTGACCTCCACGGCCTCGGACAGACTGTAATTGTCGCTGTTGTCGTAGCAGCCGCGCACCTGATAGCGCACGCCACCAATGCTGGCTGCATCGGTGTAGCTCGGTTCCGTGACCTTCGCGATGGCCACGCCGTCCCGGTAGACCAGATAGTAGTCAAAGCTGCCCGGCGTCCAGCTGAGTGCCGTCTCGATGCCGCCCTCGGCGGTCAGCGTGATCGCGCCGCCTGGTACGTTTGTGACCGGGAGCGCCGCCGTGCCCCACGGCGACCAGAAGCCGTATTCGTTTTGTACGCGGACGCGCACCGTGTAGCTGCCATCGGCCAGATAGAACGTGGCTTTCCACGTCTTCCCGGTCCCGAAGCGCGTGCCGGAAGCATAGACGCCGTCGATCTCGACTTGGTAGGCTTGCTGCTCATCCGACTGCCAGCGGATCTCCGGGCGCGGCTCTGTGGACACGATAGACACGGGCGGCGTTGCAGGGGCGGCCAGCACAATAAACTGCGTAGCAGTGCTCCATGCGCCCGCAGCACCCTTGGAATTGTACGTCCGCACGCGCCAGTATTTTGTGCCGGAGGTAAACGTCCCGGCAGGAGCCGTCCATGTGTTGGCTGCACCGGTGACGGTTGCCAGCGCCGTCCATGTGCTGCCGTCTGTGCTCTGCTGCAATTCGGCCTTTGTTTGGGCTGTGCCGGTCGAAATGACATGTTCCCATTTGAATACATTATCGGATGCTCCGTCGATGACTGCCCGGTCAGGGGCGACCGCAACGGCTGTGGATTCCACGTCGGTCAGCGAGAGCGTCATCCAATCGGAGGCCGTAGTGACGCCGCTGTTCGCGGTCACGCTGAGCTGCCACTGGATGCTGTCTCCGGAAAAAGTATTCGCCGGGATGGTGATGGAGGTAGCCGTGCCGGGCACGTCGATCTCCTTGACCGTGTCGGATGCGGATTTGCGCCAACGGAATTTTGCAGACGTGCGCGAAACGTCTGCATAGCAGTACCCATTTACAGATTCACGCCAAGAGAAGGTGTTGGAATTTGCAGCAACAATAGATCCGCGTGACGGGGATGTGTTGCTTATTGCAAGCCCTACGGTTTCGTCTGTATAACGGAACGTCGCGTATGGTGGATTACTGCTTCTGGTTGACTGAAACGCCCAGTAATAGTTCGTTGCAATCATGATTCCGTACTTCAGCACGGAGGATGCAATGCTTGATGTAAAGGAGCCAACCTTTTTATACCCGGCGGAACTTACATAGACGCTCAGATTCGTGCCGCCATAGCTCGGCTTGTTGTTGTATGTTACTGTTTTTTCGTTAAATGGGCCTTTAAGATAATACCATGCAATGCTTTGTGCATAAGCAGAATAAGAAACTTGATAATTTGTGTATACAGTTACATTTTCAATGGCCTTAAATCTTGCGGCTTCCGGAGGTGCAGCAAATGAAAATAAAATATCACTTATGGGTGGCGATCCGCCAGAAACGTAAGAGGTTTCAGTGCTGAAATTTGTTGAAGCGTATGACGCACTAATACCTGCACACTGTGCGCCTGCAAGCGTAATTTCTGGCATTTAAGTCCCCCCCATCCGAACCACTCTGCGGCGATCCTGCACGATGCGGAGGATGTCCTCAAACTCCCGCACCGTGTGGGCGTCGATCGTGATGTTGTAAGTATCGCCGCCTGTCTGGCGCGTCTCCTGCGCGGTCAGGATGCGCGTGCCCTGCGGCAGGATCGCGGTTTCCGCGCCGTGCTCGCTCAGCAGCGTCCGCCCGCCGGGGAACCAGTCTGTGCCGCTGGCGTTCCTGCGCCACGACCCGGCATTTTTCCACGCCTCAAAGGTCCCTTGCGCCGTCCCAGCGGAAACCTCGCTGTTGTACATCGACCGCAGCTCCGCGTCCGTGTAGGTGCCCTCTGTAATCCAGCCCGCAGATTGCGAATAGCGGTAGCCGTTATAGGCACCGCTGGCACGCTGCATGTTGCTGAGCTGGCCGGAGCTGGCGTTCAGGCCGAGTGCTGTTTTGATCTTGTCGCCGTTGAACGTAAACAGACCGACGATAACGTTGGCTGTGTCTGCAATCAGGGCAACCGTTTCTGCGATCGGTTTCAATGCTGCGGTCAAAGCCGGAAGAACAGCGGAGATCAGCGAACCGAGCGGCTCCAGCAGGGCAACGGACGATTCGAGGATACTGCCGAAGGCATCGACCGCGCCGGACTCGACCAGCGCTTTACCGACCTTCTGGATCAGCTCTCGGATATCCTCCAGCGCCTTGGTCAGGTACGGGGCGAACTCCGCAGCCATCTGGTTCTTGACAGATTCCTGTGTTTTTTGCAGCCGCTGGAATCCGTCGTCAACAGCGCCGAGTGCTTCTAACGCTTCGTTGTCGAGAACATAGCCAACGTCATGCGCTTCCTTCGCATAATCTTTCAGGGTGTCGCTGCCCTGGATGATCAGCGGGTTGAGATCCTGCGCAGACCGTCCGAAGATGTCCATGGAGAGCGCGTCACGTTCCGTCGCGTTCTGCACCTCGCCCAGCGCATCGATCGTATCGTAAAATACATCGTTTGCGCTGCGCATACTGCCGTCGGCGTTTGTAAGAGAAATGCCGAGCTGCTCAAAGGCAGACTTCGCATCCCCGGTCCCGTTGATGGCATTTTGCATGTTGTTGGTCAGCTTGGTCAGCGAGCCTTGCAGCGTGTCCATGGACACGTCCAGAAGCTCCGTTGCGTAGGAAAACTCCTGCAGCTGTTCTGCGGATTGCCCGGTTGTCTGCGACATCGTGAGGATGTTGTCGACGTAGGCTGCGGACTCCTTCGTCATGGAGATCAGAGCCTTTTCGGTCTTGATCACCGCAGCGACCACAAGGCCAAGGCCGGTCACAGCCAAAGCTGCACCTGCATGGATGCCATTGAGAGATTCCACGGCCTTCTGTGCGCCCTCCGGAAGCTGGATGCCGAACTTCCCGGCCACATCCGTCAGCGCGTCGCCAAGGCCGCGGACGACCTCGTCGTTGCCGGAGAACTCCTCCTTGAGATTGGAAAACAGACCCTTGATGCCGCCGCCCTGTTCCTTGGTATCGGACAGCGCCTTTTTCAGCTTTCCAAAGGCGGTCGTCGTGCCGTCTGTCTCTTTCTGGGCCTTTTGGAGCGCGTCCTCGTTGTCCTTCAATGCACGCTCCATTTTGACCAATTCGGCCTGTGCGTTGTTGAGCTGCGTTTTCCATCGATTGGTGCGCTCATCGGCTTCGCCGTAGGCGGAGGCCGAGGACTGGAGCGCCTTTTCGATCTGCTCGATTTTTTCCTTCTGCGTCAGGATCGTGCGGTCGAGGATGTCATTTTTCTTGGTCAGTGCTTCGACACTGTCCGCGTTATCCCGAAACTGCTCGGACGCGAGATTCAGCTCGGATTTCAGAACGTTCAGGCCGCTCTTGATCTCGGCCAGCGCAGCCTTGTATTCCCGCTCGCCGTCCAGTTTGATTTTTGAGTTGATACTCGGGGCAGCCATCAACCGCCACCTCCCATCAGATATGCCGACAACGACAAGCGGGCGGGCTTCTCCGGCTCCGCAGGAGCCTCAGAAACGACACGCCGGCCCGGTGCGCCCATGAGCTTGAAAAACTCACGGTAAAGCGCTACGCACCGCGCCGGCGTCATTGTCCGCCAGAAAACGGCCTCGTCGTTATGAAGGACATTGATCCAGATATTCAGATACCAAGCGAAGTTCAGGCCGTCGCTGCCGCTTCCTTGGTCTCCACGTTTTTTGTTTCTTTTTCGGTCGACTCCGCCTCGTCATCGTCCGGAGCCAAGACCGCTGCGAACAGCAGGCCGAACACATCGCCCTGGATGCGGCGGAACTCCTTCCAGCTCACCGCACGGCCGATCTCGCGATCCGTGACGGAGAGATCCAGCCCGGCAGCGTTCGCGGCCTCGTTGACCAGCGCCGCGAGCAGCCGCGTGAAATTCCGGAAGGAACGCTTCTCATCAAGCATCTCATCCAGTTCGTCGGCCGCCTGAAGATCTGCCAGCACGTTGAAATTGCAGCAGAGCTGGAGCGTGTGGCCGCCATACTCAAACGGCAGCGTTTTCAAACGGAGATCCATGGTTTATCCTCCCTCCGTGACGACGGTCGGTTCCGTCGTGAAGCAGGCGTCGAGCCATGCAATGGCCTCGGCCTCGGTGTCAAACGAGTCCCACTCCATCAAGTGGCCTGCGTCATCGACTAGGGCTTCGCCGGAGGTCGTCGGCGTCTGGAAGTTGATCTGCTCGCCCATGGTCTGGAGCGTCTTGCTGGGCGGGCCGAACAACGTCTTGTGAACAAAGATCGCAGTGAACTTCTCCACGCCGTCGATCATATCCGGCGCGTAGAATCCGCTGCCGACGTACTGACCGGTCGAGCTCTTGCCGTAGGCCATGCTCTTCACGGTCTTGGGCGAGCCGGAACCGACCGAACGGCTCAGCTCATACGCTTTGAAAAGCAACTTTTGCGTCGCGTCCGGGATGTACTTTACACCCTGGCTGACCGTCAGGCCCGTGACCTTCTTCATGTACTCGGCCAGCGCGGACTCGGCATAGAGACGCCCCTCCGCGAACTTGAGTTCGAGGTTGGCCGTCATTGCGTCGCCCATGGACATCGGCGTGTCATAACTGATTTTCTTCTGCGTTTTGTCGTAATTGTATTTCGCGACCTTCATGCCGCGAAGATCAAATTCAGGCATGTCATTCTCCTTTCAGAATGTCGGCAGCGACGTCGGACATTTTGTCGTTGGCCTGCTGCCAGGTGTTGTGTACCGCGGTCGACCAGTAATAGTCTGCCGGGATCTTGCCGCCGGTTCGCCGGCCGTAGTTCAGCACGAAACCCTTTGTGCCGTACCGCTGCCCACGTTTGTCCTTCCCGTGGATCGTGACGAACATATACGGGACGCCGTTTTTGTCCTTCCGGACGACGCGGGCTTTTGTAATATGCCGCAGCGTCTCACCGGTGCGCCGCTGTCGGCCGGGGCTGTTATGTCCGGACTCCACAAAGGCAGATTTTACAGAGGGCAGCACAACCTCGGATCCGGCTGTCAGCATCCGCTTCACGTTCTCATCGGTAAACAGATCGGCCTTATTCAGCTGCCGGATGGCCTCTTCAATGCCGTCGGTCTCCATCTGCGCCATCAGATCACCTCACAGGGAATGTCCGTGTAGTAGGTGGCTGCCTCGATGTCGTAGGAGTGCTCCGGCATCTGCATCGCGATATGCGCATCCGCCAAAGCCTTTGAGACTTCGGCGGGGAGCGTATCATCTTCGGTTTGCGTGGCCACGGTCACAACGGCCTGATAGATCGTGGCGAAGGGGCGGCCGTTGGCGTAGGCGTAGCGCTCGCCGGTCGGCGTCCAGACCAAATAGCGGAGCAGCGGCTCACCGTCGTTTGCCGTCTCCGGGGCTTGCACCTTGTAGACCGCGTCCGGCAGGACGGTCTTGAGCGCGTTTTCAATTTTGGAATAGCTCATATTTCCCCTCCGGTTCCGCAAGGCTTAACGTGTTGATGTCGAGGCCGTCGGCGTCCTGTTCGCGCTGCGCCTGGTCAATGCGATAGACGTGGCCGTCCTCCAGTGTGCAGTATTGGTCAGCCTCGATCGGCGCGTCGAATACGCTGCGCGGCATGGACACCATGCGCACGAGCTTCTGCCCGGCCTGTTTCCCGGCGTAAAACCGGGAGGCGTACACCGTGCGCTCGCAGTAAAAGTGCTGGCTGACGGCCTTGAGCTTGCGCACGGCAGGAGACCGACCAGGGAGCAGCGTGTAGATCGTCAAAATCTTGTCGTAGATCATCCGCCGTCCCTCATTTTCTCGTGGCACAGCCGGTCCTTGATCATGATGTCAAGATTCCGGGGGAGTGCCGCACGCTCGGTGTTGCCGCGGGCACGATACATCCACGCGGCCACGGAGCCGACCAGCATGTCATCCTCGTCGCTGTCGTCCGCCAGCGTGATGCCGCGCCGGCGGACAAAGGATTCGGCTGTGGTCAGCAGACCGCGCATATAAAGATCCTGTTGATCAGCGCACGACAAAATGCCAAGATCAACCTTCATGTAAGTCAGACGCAGGTCTGCTGACATTCCACAGCCCCCTCTCTTACGCCTTGGCGGTCACGCTGCCGGAGCCAACGGCCACGGCCTTGCCGTCTGCGTTGACCTCAACGACGGTGATGGTCGCGCCGGTCGTGGCGCTCTTGATGGTTTTATTTGCGGGCAGATCTGTCCAGCTCTTATCGACGGTCTCGCCGTTCGCTACAGGCACGGCCTGGCCGCCGACCTGGTATTTCAGCGTGCCGGAGCCGTTGCCGGCCACCGTTACGGTGCTGTCACCGGACGCGCCGCTGCCGGCTGCCGTCGTCACGATCAGAGTGCCGATCGCAGTGTTGGCAAGGTCCTTGCCAAAAGTCGTAGTCGTGGTCGGGGCCACATTGCCGTAGTTGACGACCACAAACGCCTCACCGATGGCCGGCTTGCCGTCGCGGCGCTGCAGGCCCTTATAGCAGGTCTGATTCTGAAGCCACCGCACATTTGTATTGGATTCGATCAGCGTGCCCTCGCGCTCGACCGAGCGATAAAGGCTCATAAAGCCGCCTGCAATCTCATTGTCGGGCATGACTTCCCACTCGACGATCACACCGCCGACGACCGGCATGGTGTTGTTGACGCCTGCAACCATGGCCGCAGCGGAGTTGTAGGCCAACGCGCGGGACATCAGGTCGAGATGTGTCTTGCGATTCATGGTCCAGACGACCGTACCGTTGGAGTAGTCCGGCTTGGCCACAGCCAGTGCCGCGACCAGCGGCTGGAAGAACTCGACGCCAGTCTTGGCGGAGAGGTCGAGTTTCAGAATGTGGCTGGTATGCAGGTCGGTAAAATCGCCCTGCTGCGCGCCCCACCATGCGGGCTTCGCGGTTGCGGCCAGACGGGTCAGGATGCCAACGGGCATCTTTTCGCCGGTGCCGAACCAGATGGACTTATCGATCGCTTTTGCGAGCGAGGATGCGAGTGCCTGAAGGATGGTCGAGGCGAGCTGCAGGTCGCTGTCATCCATCAGCAGGGAGTTCGGGACAGCCATATAGCCGCCGACCATGTAGCCGTCCATCGTCAGCTGCCAGAAGTCAATGTCGAGCTCATTGAGCGCGTCGGTCATTTCGGTCCAGATGGCCTCCGGCGCAACACCGGCAACGTTCTGGCGCGTGGTGCCTCGGAAGCTCGTGGTGAAGCAGTAGCGCAGGAACTTAGATTCCTGATAGGTCAGATCGCGCAGGATCGGCAGGAAACCGTCAGGGATGCCGAGTTCGCCGCCGTTTACGCTGCGCTGCTGACTGCGCGCCTCGCGGACGCGCTGCAGGAATTCTTTAACGGCTGGCTGCGCCAGCAGCGCGTCGCGCTCCTGATAGGTGAGGCCGAACCAGCGGCGCTCCGGGTTGTTAATAAGCATGGAATGATTACTCCTTTCGGTGTTGGTGGTTCCGGTCGGCTCTGCCGCCTGGGGATCAGCTGCGGGCGGGGTCTGCGCCGCTTCCAGGCTGCGGATCTCTTCGTTGATCTCGTTGATCCGTTCCTGCACACGGGTGATGCCCGCGGCGTTCGCGCTGCGCTCCTGCTCAAAAGCATTCACAGCGGCCTCAACGACGCTGCGCTCCTCATCGGTCTGCGCCTCAGCGATGTCATGCTCCAGCTCCGCTTCGCGGGCCGCGAAGCCATCGCGCGTGGTTTCGAGCGTCTGAAGCTCAGTCTGCAGCGGTGCAAGACGGCTCCGCAGCAGCAAAACTTTTAATGCCATTTACTGTGTACCTCCCAGTTTCTTTTTCATGTCGCTGCGCCAGGCCTCGGCGCGGCGTTTTTCAATTTCGGCCAGATCCTGCTTGCGGGCGCTGACGGACGTTTCCGTGTAGGCCGGAAACGTACAGACAGACACCTCGTAGAGAGGATCGACCTCTTCGATTTCCCAGCGGCATTTTCCGTCGCCGAGATCCACAAAGGTTTCGCGTTTGATGTCAAATCCAAACGAGCACTGGTCAACGTCACCCCGCTGGACGCGGGCGTAGAGGTTCATGGCGTCAACGTCGTCCCGATTGATTCTGATGCTGCCCCAGAGGCCCCGCTCATCCTGCCGCAGCGTCAGCGTGCCGGCCTTCGTCCGGCCGAGCACAAGACTGGAATCGTGGTTGATGAGCGCCCGGACATCTCCGGAGACGGAATTGGTAAAAGCGCCCGGCTTTACGATCTCGCTCGCGCCTTCCCAAAGCGGGTATTCGCTGTTGAAGACGGAGAAATAACCTTCGATGAACAAGTCATCGTTGGCCGAGCGCGTCTGGAACTGCTGGGCTACGCAGCGCACCTGCCGCTGCTGGCGTTCATTCGGCATTGCCGTCGCCTCCTTCTAGTTTTTTCTGATTGCCGATCATACCGCGGGGGATATAGTTTTCGAGAATGACCAGCTCGTTCAGGCCCTTGCGCGGGCTGAGGCCGAGCCAATCACGGGCCTCGTTGCCGTCCATCAGGCCGCGGATGTACTGATCGTCGGCCACGCTGGCCAGCTCCTGCAGCGTGTAGCTGTAAAGCCGGCGTGTGGACATCTGGAAATACATCTCCTCGGAGATCAGCAGTTTTCGCGTCAGCTCCTGGCAGATGATGTTGGAGATCGTGACTGCTGTGGTGCGGATCATGTGGTTGTGCTCCGCATCGGAATAACTGCCGACGCCGACCATGTACGGCGTCACACCGACCAGCGAAGCAACCTCGCGTTTGTCCAGTTCCACGCTGTCCTTGATGGCGAGATCCGTCAAGCTCAGGGGCTTGACCTGCTGCACCTCCATCAGCTCTGCCGGGATCACCCACGGCTCGCCCGCGGAGCTACCGGACATATACTGATCGACCAACCGCTTGCGTCCCGCCTCATCGGCAAATTCATCGGCCAGCGCATCCACCTTGACGATCACGCTCGGCTTCCACTTGTCGGACATAAAGCCCTTTTTCGTGGCGGCCGCCTGCCGGAGATTCGCGGTCACATCCCGGAGACTGATCCGCAAGCCGATTCCCTGCCAGGGCTGTGCCGGGTCGGGCCAGCGTTTGAAATGGAGTACGCTGTCGGCCGCATATCGCCGTCCCTGCCACATGACATAGTAGGTCAGGCCGTTATCGTCGCTCAGCGCACACGCGCCTGGCATCGGCTCCAGCTCGCTCAGGAGGCCACGCTCCGTGTGCGGCAGGAGGAAGGCACTTCCGGTCGAGGTCGTCAGCATCGTCCAGACGATCCAGGAGATCAGATCCTTGCGCGTCCCGTGCCGCCACGGGGAAATGTCCATGAAGCGCGCCAGCTGATTGCGAACGCGGACGTCGCCGTCATCGGTGTTCCGCATGAGCTGGATAGTAGCGTTCGAGATGATATCAGCGAGGCCGCCGATGGCGGCAAGCACATCCGGACTGTCAATTAACCGGGTATAACCGGGAACGGCCAACGTATCAGCGTCGATCGCGCCGATCATCCATTTCTGCAGCGCTGGGTCCACGCCTCTGCGCTGCGGTTTCACTCTCAATCTGCATCACCGTCCTTGTCTTTCTTGTCATACCAGCCTGCCGCCTTATTGCTGGCGGTCAGATCTTCGAGATAAGCGCAAACCGCAAACACCGAGGCATCAAAGAGGTCGATGCGGAGGTTTGGCTCGATTTTTTGATACATGACCATGTCGTCAGCCTTCTCAATTCCGGCGACATTCTGCACGCAGTACTCATAGGGCTCGGCATGCATGTAGTAGAGCGTTCCTTTCTTGGCGCTGGCCTCCAGGTAGCGGAAACCTTCGGATTTCCGTGTGAACAGCTGCGGCTGATCCTTGATGGGGAAGCGTTCCTTCTGCATCTCGACGAAGTATTCGCGGCAGAATTTTCGATCGTGTCCGATGCGGCGGATCTTAAACCCATCGGCGCGCAGTTTTTTGTACCATTGCACCACATCGTGGTGATTTGTGACCTTGTCGTTGGTCATGTCCAGCCAGCCGTCCTCCTGCCAGCCGAACAGCGGGATTTGATCCTGCTGCGCCTTGACGATGGCGGCCGGCCGCGGGAACCATGCGTGCGGAATGATGATGTCTACGCCTTTGTAGTGGCCGAAGAGACATCCGGCAGTCAGGTCGTGCAGTTTCGAGAGGTCCGTGCCGCCGTACCAGCGGATGGGCAGCTTCGCAAGCTGCCGATAGCTCCAACTGTATCGCTCGTCGCTCTTGCGGAACTCCTGAATGTCAAACCATGCCTTGATCGCGTTCGTTGTGACGTTCAGCGACTTGTTGAGAAACTCCGGCCGGAGCGCCGGGTTTTCAGCGGCCATGGCCGCATCGTTGATCATGTCCTGCGGGCGGATGGAGTAGCCCCAGCCCGGCGAGGCTGCTTTCAGCACAGCCGGATCATGCAGGTCAACGTCACCGTTTTCCAGTGTCGGCGCGGAGCAGAGAAAACAAAAGATGCTGTCGGCCGCGTCACCCGTGACCGTCCCGCGCAGAATTTTCCGGCAGTATTCGAGATGGGCGAGCAGGAAGCCTCTGGCGTTCGGACCGTTAGACGAGATCACGATGACGAGCTTGTTTGTGTACGCCTTCGTCGCGTCCTTCAGGATCTGATACTGTTGCGGGCTTTTGTAGGTGTGCGCTTCGTCCGCGATGACGATGTTGCAGTTAAAGGAGTCCTGCTTGTCAGGATTCGCGGCCAGCGCATCGATGGAGACCATGCCGCTGCCGATATCGCCGGAGATCGACCGCTCGGCATTGTTGTCGATGACGCGAAGCCCCTGCACAGGATCGTCGTCCGTCGTAATTTGCAAACGAGCCAGGTTGTATTTAAGAAAATTGAAAACCTCTTTCGTCTGCCTAAGCGCACCGCCTACGGCATAAACCTTGGAACCGCTGGCTCGTTCATGCAGCGCCAGCGCAAACGCGAGCGCTGCAGCAAAGGTCGTCTTGATGTTTTTTCGGGGGATGAAGTCGACGGCCTCCTTGAAGCGCCGGATGTTCGTCCCTGGGGCATAAAAGCCGAGAAGGTTGTAGACGATGAACTTGTGATAAGGGAGAAGCAGGAACGGCGTGCCGCGCAGCGGCGTTGCGTCCAAAAATTCTCCCTGCTGGTGGCAGAGCATTGTCTCGATGATGGCGATGATGTCGTTGGCCGGTTCCGTGCGGAACTCCCATTTTCCACGGTCGAGGTCTGCAACGTATCGCTTGCAGGCGAGCACAGCGTCCTCGCACAACCCGGACTCTCCAGACAGGACGGATTCCACGAAGGAGTCCACCTCGCGCTGATACTGCGGGCCGTGCTCAACAGCGTGGTCGTGCGCTGCGGCAAGCATTTGCTCGATCTTGCTGTTGCCGAGGGCAGAGGGCTGAAGCTTCGACCTGGCTTTATTCAGGCCAGTCGGCGTCAGGCCGAGCTGATTGCGGAGTGACTGCACCGTCGCGCGCAGATCTTCGACCGCCGTCCAGTATGGGCTTTTGGCCGTGTACTCCGCGCCGGTCTTGTTGACCATGGTGCAGATCCGCTGCCCCCCCTGTTTCTTCCACTCTTTCTCTGCGCGGGAGAGTTCGCGTTCCGTCTTGGCCAGCTGCTTGATTGTCGGCTCAAATATCTCGTTGTAGGTTCCGACCAGCTCCATGTCCTTTCGGATCATGTCCTCTCTGGCCAAGTGCTCACCTCCCGCATGCCGGAGACTCTGCCAGGCCCGGCGGCTCCGGGCCCAGTTAGGAGGATCTGAGAAGGCAATGGCGGCGTTCCCAATGTCGCTGCTGCCTGGCACAGCCTCCGGCGTTTCACGCAGGCGCGTCGTTTGCGCCCGCACCGCATGATTCAATTCTCGCGCGCACCCGCGCGCCTCGGACCTCTTGCTTTACCCCCTCCGCCCGTTTTCCCGCCGTCGGAAAAGGGGGCCCACTCCGGTGCTTTGGTCAGAACGGCGGCGGCGCGTCGGGAGGGGGGGTCACTCGCCGCTGCCACGCGAGGCCGCGATCGGTCAGCTTGCCGGTCACGCGGTCGTGGAAGCTGTTGTGCGCTGCCTGACTCACAGCGATCAGATTCCAGCCGCACCATTGCCAGCCGGGGAAATCTTCCACCGGGTAGACGTGATGGGCAACGGTCGCCAGCTCGTTCCTGCCGAACCTTGCGGCCTCTCGGCATCGGTACTTGTCACGCCGGAGCACCGCGTCGCGCAGGTGCAGCCAGCGTTTGCTTTTGTAATCCATGGACAAACAAAAAGCGCCATGACCTCACGACGGAGATCATGGCGCTCATGCCATCCGGCTATCACCTCGGGTGCAAAACAAAAGCGCCAAACGATTCTCCGTTTTCACGGTCAAATCATTTGGCGCTGGCACTAACTCGATGGTTTTGGCTCTGGCTCATATTCACGATCGACTCTCGCTTGCACAGCTTGCAGTACAGCGGGAAGTCTGTCAGCACGGTCGTCGGCCGCACACGCTGCTGCGTTGGCCGCCCGCACAACGGGCAAATCAACTTCCCGTCTGCTGACACTAACAGTATATCACGCCGTTTCTCAGATTGCAAGTCCTTTTGTCGCTCCTTCCCAGTATTTATATATTGTTTCAAGTCAAAATATAGATATTAAGTTTGCAAAGCCGGGATTTCGAAATCGTAGGTCACGAAGGTTCCGTAACAGTTTTCAATGCGCTCCGGGAACTTTCCGCCCTCGAAGGCCGAAGCGCCCGGCGGCGGTGAGTAGTGCTCGCCCGGCGCAAGCTCGATGTCGTGCCGCTCCGGCTGTACCAGCCCGATACTTGGTGTCCACATCCGAGCGCCGACCCGGAGTTTGCCGGTTTTGCGCGGCTCCTTGGTCATGTACTGCGCGACGGCACGATAGCCGCCGAACTCTTCAATGCTCACCACATCGACAAAGCCTTTGCCCCACAGTTCACGGAATAGGGCGATATCGTTGCCCGGTGCGCGCTTGGTCACGAAATGGTGATGGATGCGATGGTCGCCGTGCAGTCCCTCCATGACGTACACATAATCAAATGGAAGATCTTCTTCCCGGCGCGCCTGCCGCAGCTTGCGGAAGTAGGCCGGCTGATTCTTCCGAGCCGTCTCATAGTTTGGTGGAAGGAAGTCCTCGTCATAGGTCAACGTCACAAACCAATCATCTAGTGCAAAGTTTGCATAAAGCAGAAATTCCAACCGCATACAGGCGGTCTTGATGTTCACGGCCTCCCGCACAAGGCTGGTCTCAAATTGTTTCGACGCCCGCGTTCGCTTCTGCTGCGGCGCGGACGCAAGCTCAATTGCGCGGAATCTGGTTCCGGCTCGTAGCTCTATCACTCGACTGATGTTATCATCCCTTTCTTTGTGTGCCAGCCCGGAGATCCGGGCTGGCTATATCATCCGGCTGATCCTCCCCGCCACGGCAATGGCATCCCGCGCGGGCAAACGTCCAAATCATTTATAGTTCATCCGGATTGATACCAAATGCTTTAAGCACTGTGCCGGGAACGCTAGGTCGGTTGCGAAGGATTTGCAAGTACAGCAGCGGCTTCAATGCGAGGTAGAGACATTCGTAGTTTGTGCAATTGTACACTTCGTGCGCAAAGCGCATAGCTTGGTTTGCTTCGTTCCTGGTGGCTCCGCAGGCCATCAGCAATTTACAGCATCTCTTCCGCGTCATCTTCATAAACCTCCGTTTCTTCCGATTGCAGCGCGTCCAGCACCGCTTTCGAGCGGCGATACAGGCTCCGCGCCTTGAGCCAGACAACAACGCCCAGCGCGATCCACTCGATCAGCGCCAGCAGATTCAAAATATCAAGGATCATTTTCATTCCCTCCACCCAAAATTCCGTCCGCACATCGGGCAGTACCGAATGTTTACGATGTCCTGTGTCTTAAAGTCGCCGTTTGGAGCGCACCCAGCTCGGACGCGGAGCATCCCTTGCCGATTCAGGGCCATTTCAATGCCGCTGTATTCTTTGGCTTGATTCATCGGCACGAAGCTATTGTCTTTTCCACCGCAATAGTCGCATTTAATCATCCTTCTTTCCCTCCAATCCCCATTCCTTCAAAACCATATCCTTGCGCACCATGCAGGCGGCATTTGCTGGGAACACAAACGTCTCATCCGCAGAGCATCGTGCATAGTGCTCGCAGTGAAAGCATTCTCCCAGCACCACCGCAGCCTGAACACCCAATCCCTCGGCCTGCTTTTCCGGCGACAAGTCCTCCATAAATGCCGTACAATATGTGTCAGCCATCCTTCTTGCCCTCCACTTCCGCCAGCGCCCGCTCTGCCTCAATGCAGGTATAGTGGCGACTGAAATAATCCCAATTTGCCACGCAGTCGCTTTCCGCATCGTCCGGCGTTGCATCCTCATAATCAAAGTAGATGTTGATGTTCATCCCAAATGGCTCTATGCTGACGATTACTGCAGTTATTCGCACCGCTCGACCGTCCTCATCTGTCCAGCGTTCCCCCACTTTGCACGGCAGCACGACCACGCGCCTGTCCTTGTCGGCCACGGCCAGCTCCCGCAGGCGGGCAATCGGCAGGCCCTCGAACTCCGTAATCTGTGCGACTGCCTTGCCCATGATTGCCGCTTCCAATGCCTCGATCTGCTCCGGTGTCTGTTTGGTGTCCTCATACTGTTTGAGCCGTTCCCATACCTGTTTCTGGCTGCAATTGGTATCGTATGGGCACTTCACTTCCTTGCACCGCGCAATCTCGCAGAAGTTCCCCTCAAAGGTCAGCCGTTCCATTGTCATTCCTCCATCCCCTGCAAAGCCTTTTCCGCTTCCTCTTTGGAAAGAAACACGGTCTTTCCAATCGCTTCCTCCGAAAATCTCCGTCGGCCTGTGATAAACATCACGCCCTCCCGATCAATCCGTATGGCGTCCACCGTGACCGGGAGCGGCTTTTTGGGGCGCGTGTAAAACATCTGAGATAGCCAAACCGTATCGCCCGGCCGGATGCGCATCATCGGACTGTCCGAGTCCTCATAGCGCGCAAGAAGATCTGCCATCTGAACGATGTCAGGTAATGTTACGTCTGCCAGCTTATGCCCGTTGATCCGCACACAGTCGTTTTTCCAGCTTGTTATGCGTTTCATCCTCAGTCCTCCTTTGGTGTCATCGGAATCACCCACGACGGAATGAGCGCCCGATAACTGTTCCAGTTTCTTCGTGATCAGATCACATTTCTTGTTCAGTGCGTCCGCCATCTCTGTTGCCTTTTCAAGCGCTGCCCGAAGTTCTGCAATCTCCTTCTGGTCGCGCTCGATCTGATCGGCGCTCATTTCCGGGCACCCGCATACACCACGCTCAGTAAACGGGCACTCCTCAGATTCACCGTTTGCGCACCGCCGCAGCGCCTTGACCAGTTCTTTATGGTTCATCTTCATGCTTTCGGCCCCTTTCCAGTTTCCGTGCCGCGCAGAGGCGAACCATCGCGCAGCTATACGCTGACTGCGTGCTGTTGTGCCGATACGGGCACAGAAGGTTATAACATTCCGTCCCCGGGGACGGCGGCGGGAGTGTCCGCCGTTTCTTTTTTGCCATCATGCCGCACCCCGCTTCCGTCCGGCCGGATTCGCGGCCAGATCCGCCGCCCTGACCTGCCGGAAGGCCGGGAGCAGGATCTCCGTCTCCCAGCGGTCCACGAAATCAAGCACCCGCTGTGGGATGATCAGACGCTCGCCGTGCGCCCACTCGTTGCCGTAACCGTGGAGCTGAATTCGCGTCGGCTTGTCTTTTGTGACACTGATGTTGAGGGTGAACCAGCTCCGTTCCGGCCGGCGTGCATGGCGCACAAACAAAATCAGATTGCCGGTCAGGTGCTGCTTGCCATAGCCGCCGACGCAGTGATGCAGGACGTGCCCCTCGCGCACCAGATCGCCGTTGCAGCGCGGAAGACGGATGCATATCTCTCCGTCCGACCATTCCAGCGCCGCCCACTTCTTTGCGACCGCGAGGAAGTTCGCGATGCTGTCTTTGTCCTCCCGCTGTTTTTTCGCGGCGAAGATCCGGTCATGCGCGGCGCGCAGGTCGCGCGGCCACAGTTCCTCCGCCCCCGGAGCGTCCACCTGCTCGGCAAGCTCCTTGCGATAGTCGATCAGCAGGCCGAAACCATTCCGGCGCGGAAGACCGTGCTTTTCGAGCTGCTTTTCGAGGTATGCCGCCCACTTCGGCAGCGGTTCGAAATCATATCCGTCCGTGACCTCGCCCACATAGCGGCTGATGTTCTCCTTCCCGAACTTCCCAAGCAGTCGGTGGAACTCGCCCGCACACCCGGTGCCCCAAAGGCCGAAGTTGACGCCCTCCATCCAGAGCGCGGCGATGTCTGCCGTCCAGCGCCATCCGCCGCAGGCGGCGACCTCTTCTTTCGTGAAATGCAGCATCTCCCGCGGCTTTTTGAAGTTCCAGTCCGCAAGGTCTCCAACCTCCACGGTCGTCTTGCGGAACCCGTAGTTCGCGGCCTGGTTGACGCAGTCGTCGATCCGCCCGACGATCATGCGGGCCATGCCGCATTTCATCAGATTCTCGACCGCCGGGTGCTTCTTCCAGAGTTCCAGATACACGACCGGCCACTCGCCGCCGGCACGGATGTATTCGGCCAGCCCCGTTTTTTCGGCGGTCGATCCGGCCAGTTCCGGCAGGCCTTTCCACATCGCGACGCCGAATTTGCGCGAGTTTATAGCCTCACAGCTGTAATACTTGATCTGATACGGGTCATCCCGGCGGTTGACCGGCCGCCAGTCCGGCAGGCTGTTCATGCCGCCGTAGGCGTTGACCGTCTTGTGCATGTACCGCTTCATGCGGCCGTTGGGCAGCAGCACCATCGCGCCAAATGGCCGGACGTCCATGTCCCACAGCCCGAACTCATCAACGCGCCGGGACACGATCCAGCTCATGGCGACCGCGAGATCTCCGACGCGCTCGATGCTGCCGGCCATCAGCTGATAGGTGCGTCCGTTGCGCAGTTTTTTCCGATGCACCAGATGCACGGAAGCACCGCACATCGGGCAGTAAAGATCGTCGTTTTCGTCTGTCCAGCCAACCACATCCGCGCTTTCTTTGTCCGGGAGGCCAGGCCAAGCGCTTCCGTCGTCGCCGACGACCATCGCCACGCCGCCGCCCTTGATCCATCCGGCCCAGAAGTCCTCGCGGCAGGCCGTGCAGGTGCATCTTGCACCCCAGCGGCCCCGCGCGGGTTTGCCGAACCACCATTGGGGAGTATCCTCATCCGGGTAATACGATTCGCGGGCGTAGATCAGCAGCTCGCCGCCAAGGTCGCTGTCGATGTAGTCCGATACCACAGCCCGAAGCATTCCGTCGCGGGGTTTTGTGGGAAGCCGGTTCGCCAAATCTTCCAAAATATCCATGCCGCGCCCTCCTCAGAAGTAATCTTCGAGGTTCAGCACGACGCCCTCCTCGGAGGACGCCGCGCCAAGCTCGGCGATGCCGTAAAACTCGCGGATGATCTTTTCCGCTTCGGCCGGAATGACGCACGCAAAGTTTCCAGTTTTGTGCGCATCGGCGAATGCCTTGATCTTCTTCTCGCAGTCCGCGAGGCTCATGCCCTTTGCGTCGAGGTCGCGGCTGACGATCTCCTGCGCTGCGGGGTCGTGCCGGATGATGTCGGCCAGCTGCTCGCCGACCATCCAGACCGCCGTGCGCTGCGCCGGCTGCTGCGCGCGGATCTTCTCAAATACATCCATCCGTCACGCCTCCTTTTCGACCAGCGCCGCCATCTTGGCCAGCGCGTCCCGGCTGAACCGGGCCAGCTTCGCGGCCTTCTCCGCGTCGCGAGTCTTGACCTTCTGCATCAGGCCGCAGGCGCGGTTGAAGTTTTCCTGCACCGCCTGAAAGAAGCTCTGAAAGACGGCAATGTCCGCGTCCGACTGGATCGCCCCTGCCTTCTGAAGCTTCTCGGCGTTTGCCTTTGCGGCCTCAAGCTCGGCCTGCAGCGTCTCGACGCGGTGCGTCAGTTCGTCTGCGCGGCCCGTGCTATTCTTCAGGTCGGCCATGGCTTTCGCAGCTTCGGCCTGAAGCTCTGCCTGCTTCTTCTCGGCCTCCTTGCGGCGCTTTTCCAGCGCAGCGACGTCGGCCTTGTGCTTTTTCTCCGCCTCGGCCAGCGCATCCGCAACGGCCTTTTCGATCTCCGCCGGGTCTGCCGCCTGCACGGCGACCTCGACCGGCCGGTTTTCCAATTCCGTGATCTTCGCGGCCTGCGCGTCTGTGCGCTCCCGAAGCGCCGCCGTCTTTTCTTTTTCCGCATCGAGGGCGGAGGTGATGTCGGCCAGCTTCAGCGCCGCGCCCTCGCTGGCCGCGCGCTCGGCCTCCAGCTGCTTCCGCGCCTCGTCGCGCTCCCGAATGGCCTGTTCCAGCTCGCGGGCGGAAAGATTCTCCGCATCGACCGCCTCGGCAAACTCTTCGCGCTCTTCGGCGGGTACCGCGAGCAGCTGTAAAGCGTTCGACACGCTCAAATTTCCCAACGTTGGGAAATTTGAATTGCTGCCATATTCCTTGGCAATCTGCATAAATCTCGCAGCGGAAGATTTCGAAAACTCTGTTTCGTTTTTCAGGAAATCCAGCCAGCCGCCGTGCCCAACCATAGCCTTTGCCTCGGCAAGGCGCTTGCCGATCTCCACACCGAACCAGACCGTCATGCACTTGGCCTGATGGGACAGATAGCGGATCTCGCTGCCGATGGTCTCCGCCGTCCGCGGCCCTGTTTCCGGCAGCGTCATATCTTTCGGTGCAGGTGCAGCGTCCTGCAAAATACGGCTCACATCAAACGGCACGGTCAACGCCTCCTCTCAGCATATCGTCCATTGTGACGGGCGGCTCCAAGTACTCCTGCACAAAGCTGCGGTAATCATAGCCGGCGGCGCTGCGCGGGGAATAGATGGCGATGGGCTTGCGCTCGAAGGTCATCTCGTCGACCTTGTCGGTGCGGCGAATGACCGTCTGAAATACTGGCAGCAGGCCGCAGTCGCGGAGACTGCCCTCGGCCTCCAGCACGACGGGTACGTTGCGCCACATCGTGATGAGCGCCCCGGCAACGCGGATCTTGGGATTGATGCGCTGCATGTTGTCAATCTGGCGGCTGACATTGGCCAGCCCTCGGATGGAAAAGGCGTCGAGCTTGATCGGGATGATAACTTCATCCGCAGCCAGTAGCGCCGCGGCGCTCGCTGCATTAAAGGCCGGCGGGCAGTCAAACAGGACGTAGTCGTACTCGTCATCCTCACCGATTGTGCAGCAGAGATCAGCAAGGACACGGCCGTTGACGCGCTGGCTCGTGATTTGGGACATATCCATGTCCATCAGCTCATCGGAGCCGGGGATCACGTCGACGCCGGGATAATCTGTGCCCGTGACCAGCTCCGAGACGTACGGCTCGAAGTCGCCGCGCAGAATGTCGGCCAGCGTGACCGTTCCCATTCCGGGCCGCACACCGAAGAACTCCGTCGCGTTGCACTGGCTGTCGCAGTCAACCAGGAGCACGCGCTGTTTGTGATCGGCGGCCAGGATGTGGGCCATGTTGACGGCAGTGACGGTCTTTCCGACGCCGCCTTTCAGATTCAGGATTGCGATTGCTTTCATGTGTTTTCTTCCTTTCGTTCAAATGGGAAATCATCCGGGAGCGGTTCGCTTTTTGGAAGGTCCCGGAATTCCTGCATTTTCGTCTGTTGCTGCACTTCCTCGCGGCGCTGCTTGCGCTCGTTCGGCTTATCGCTGAACGTCTGCATTTCGCCGTCGAAATGGAGCTTGAATGAACCGCCGGCTGCGCCGGTCTTGATCTTGCCGAAGGTGATGATGCGGTCGGCATCCTTTGCCTTTTGATCCTCGCGGAACATCAGGAGAACGGCGTCCGCGTCCTGCTCAATCTGGCCAGTGCTGCGGAGGCTGGACATTGTCGGCGGCGGGATCATGCCGTCCTTGTTGCGCTGCGGCCTCGTCATCTGGCTGAGGGCCACGATCGTCACACCGCACTGGAGGCCGAAGAGCTTGAGCGCACGGCTATTGGCGCTGACCCGCTGGAAATCCTCCTGTTCCCAGCGGCTTTTCCCGCTGGCCGGGATGAGCTGGACATAGTCGATGTAGATCACGTCGTAGTGGTGCGCCATGGTATAGAGACGCATGTCCGTGACCGTCATGCCCGCGGCCTCAATGATGTCGAGGTTGCGCCCCGTGAAATCTGCGGAAATGTAGGCCAGTTCGTCCCACTCGTTTTCGCCGAGTTTGTTGAGTTGGATGGTTGGCAGGCCGATCTGCGCGGCAGCGCAGACCATCGCGTCTGCCAGCTTCCCGCAGTTTGTTTCATAGCTGAAGAACCCGACCTTTTTGGTTTTTGCCTGCTCTCGGGCCGTGTGCAGTGCAAGCGTGGTCTTGCCGTCCGAGGGATAGCCGCCGATGTAGATGAGGTCTCCGGGCTCCGTCCGGAGGTATTTGTTGAGCTTGGCAAACTTCCACGGGAGAAAGTCCGGCTTGACGGATGGATCGTGCCGCCGGTAGAAATCTTCCAGCGCCTGCGCCATATTCATGGCTCGGATGCCAGGCTTGTCGACCATGATGCGGTTGACCTGATCCAGCGCCGTGCGGATCTCGTCTTCGTCCTCCGCGTCGAGCATTGCGCCGGCTGCGTCCTTGAGCAGCTGCAAGCGGGCCTCGCTCCGCAGGATACGGCAATACTCGCGGACATTGGCGGCGGTCGGCGTGACCGTGATGATCTGGCCGATCAGGTCGGCGTAGGCTTTTCCAGCCCGGTCGAGCACCGTCACGGCATCGATCGGGCGTCCCTCGCCGGCCAGCACACGGATCGCATTGAAGATCGTCCGATACTGGCCGACCGTGAAATAGTCCTCCTTGATCGTCTCCATCACGACGGGGACGCAGCGCGAATCGATGATCATCGAGCCGAGGACGGAAGTCTGTGCGCTGATCAGCGCGTCTTGCTTGCTGGCCATCACACGAACTCCACGCCGCTGAGATCCACGCGCCCGGCATTATCAGCCGGGACAGCCTTCCGGTTCTGCGGCAGCTCGTCATCCTTCAGCGGGAACAGACTCAGCCATTGCCGCTCAGTCGCCTTATCCAGCAGGGCGACCATGTAGTCCGGGTCTCCGGCAGACAGCTTGACGAGCTTGTTCCAAAGCATGGCAGCAGCCTGCATGGACTTGACCGGCTTTTTGATCTCAACGCGCATCTGCAAAAACCGCTGCATGGCATCTACCAGCGGCTGACCGTTCAGCTCGCATTTATACAGGAGCGCGGACGCAACGGCGTCAGCCGATTGCGGCTTTTCTTTTTCCTTTTTCTTTTTATTCTCTTTTTTATATCCATCCTTATATATAGACGGGGAAGTTTGTCCCCCTACCCGGGGATTTTTGTCCCCGTACGTACCGGGACATTCGTCCCCGTACCCATCCTGCGAGGGCGTGATGGACGGCTCGGCCAGCACTGGCGAGATGTAGCGGATCTTGCCGCCGACCTTGCGGTTCGGCTCGATGCGGACGCGGATGTGTCCGGCCTCGGCCAGCGCCGACACCCATCGTTTGACCACGTCCTCGGAGCAGTGCATCGCCTCGGCAAGCTGCGCATTGCTGGGCCAGCAATAACCCTCGCGCCGCATCAGCGACGACAGTACCCCATAGAGAATCTTCGCATTGGCCGGGATGGACATATCATCCAGCACCGTGGCCGGGATGACCGACCAGAAGGCGCGAAAATCTTCGCTCAAAATCGATTCACCCCCTTGCAAAACGAAAATTCCGATGATATACTGAAGATGCTTTCAAGTGTCTCGTTCACGGGATACGCAGTCGCTCGGTTGTTCGCAGCAGCCGGGCGGCTCTTTTTTTCTGCCCTTTTCATTCTGAATCCTCCGCATAGCGCAGCGTGTAGGCCGCCGCGATGATATCGTTTAGCTCGTTCACGATCTGGTCATAGGCCGGCCGCTCGGCGGTGTCGATCACGCCGTCCTCGGCGATGCGCAGCAGCTCTTTGTCGCGGTTTCGGTCGGCAAAGCCGATGATGCGGTTGACCAGCTGGATCACGGCCAGCGGAAGCGGCTGACGCTTCATATCCGGCAGTACATTCAGGCTGTCCGAGGTCTGCAAAAGGTGCTTGTACGCGAACCAGGTATCGCCGCAGGCGGTGACCATCAGACAAACGTGATAGTTGTCCGGGATGCGGCGGTTGCCCTCCCAGGCCTTGACCGTCTCTACCGACACGCGCAGCACCTCCGCCCAATGCTCCTGCGTCAATTGTGCACGTTTCCGACACGCGGCGCAGATATTGATGTATTCTTCCTGCATGGATTTCTCACTCCTTTGGTGGGATAATATCAGTGAGGGAGATCATGCGCCCTCCAAAAACCGGATGAACGGCAGGCGCGGGATCTTCACGCGGCTCCCGACACAGCAGACCGGGAAGCCGAGCAGCTCCGGCCGCTGGCGCGCCGCCAGTCTGATCCACTGCGGATCGCAGCCAAGGCAGGTCGCCGCAATGGCCGGGGTAATCGTCATGCAATTCATTTGCTTCAGGTCTTCCAATGACATATCGTTCGCTCCTTTCTCAAAATGCGCCGAGCTTTTTCAGCTCAATGATCCACCCAAGCAGCGCAAGCGCCGTCAGGGTCAGCTTGATCCACATACCGATGCGGTATCGGCGTTCCTCTTTCTCTCGATCGTTCATACGCATGACCTCCGATCATAGTAGCCAGCCAGATACTGATCAATAAAATCTTCCGCGGGTTCTGCGGAGAGTTCTATTGCAGCTTCGGCAACCGAGCCCAATGCGCGGATTTTTTCCTCGGCCTCAGAGAGCCGCCGCTCTAGGCTCATGACCTTGCGCCGCAATCTTGCGTCCGTCATCCGCCCGCCTCCTTTCCGCCGTTGTAAAGATCGTCGATGGTGCAGTTCAGCGCCTCGGCCAGCGCCGGGAGCTGCGAGGCGCGCGGATACACGCCGCCGGTCTCCCAATTCGCAATGGCCGCCTGTGTGACGCCCATGATCTCTGCGAGCTGCTTTTGCGACAGGCCCGCTTCGACACGCTTGGATTTGATACCGTTAATGTTAATCACCTTCTGTCTTGATTGAATATAAGGTTTCTTGATATTCTGGATTATATATCAAGAAACTTGATATGTCAATAGCGAAAATCAAATTTTATAAATTTTCTTTATTTTTTGTGGGAAAAATAAAAAAGGCTGATATAATATAAATGAGGTGAGGGCCATGAATCGTCTGAAGCAAGTCCGTTTGAGCAAGGGGCTGAATCAAAAAGAACTGGCGGAGGCACTGAATTTATCACAGGCAGCAATCTCCGGATACGAGACAGGAAAGTACGATCCAGGAATGAAAATCTGGAAAATGATTGCCGACTTTTTTGGCGTATCCGTCGATTACTTGATTGATGACAGCGACGACAAAAAAGAAAACCTCACCGGAGTACCCGATGAGGTCTACAAAGTAGCAAAAGAATTTATGGAGCTTCCGCCGGATGCTCAGGCTGAGGCTCGCTCTTATCTCGCGTTTTTAAGGCAGCGATATACCCGGCAAAACGACTAAGTCCTTCCGGTGTGAGCGACATCAATTCTTGGAGCAGGTCGGTCATTCCTGAGCACTTCCTTTCTTTCTCAATCCCTCATAATTTGATGGTCGTATAAAAATTATATCGCAAGGTTTTGAACTTTGCACACAATAGTTTTCAACTGGAGGAGAAACGGATGAGCGCAAAAGATAATGGCAATGGGAAAAACGTGTATCTGTATGTAATACTAATCATTTTGGGCCTTTTCATGCTTGTGTGGCATGTGTATCTGCTCGGTATCGTCCTTCCGCTGATTGGCGTTGTGCGGACTGCAAAATACTGCAAAGCCGTGTCGGCTCGAAAACTGTATCAAATACCGTTGTTTTTGGTTGTGGCAGTGCTTGCCGCAGTTCCAATCGGTGGCAGTATAATTGGGGCAATACGATTAAACGCAAAAACGAATGAGCCAGATACAGCGATGACTACGCCGACCATACAGGGCGAATATCAGCAGCAGTCACAGAACGTGCAAAATGATATGCAGATTCCAGTAGATATACCAAAGCCGCGAATCCTTGAAGGTTATGGAGACGATGTGCTATCCATCGTTACCCCTGATTATCCGTTTGCATTTTACATTACAGGGAATAGTGATGCGAAACACTTTTCAGTGACTACATACAATTCAGCGGGGGAATATGGAGAGTTGCTGGTCAACACCACAGAAGCGTATAGCGGGTTTACAATAGACCCGAGCTACGATGTAGCGTCGATAGAGGTAAAAGCCAGCGGAGCATGGAAAATCGAACTGCGATCTATTTACGATACAGGCAGCATCAGTGCGGACACCAACTATTCCGGTTATGGAGACGCTGTTCTCTTGATCAAAAGTTACGGGACAACAGCACATATCTCCGGCAATGCTGGAGAGCATCACTTCGCGGTGTGGACGTATGGCGTTGGTGGCGATTTGCTGGTTAATACAACCGAGGTTTACAACGGAACTGTCTTGATTTCTGGGACACCAACACTTTTGGTAGTTAAGGCTGTTGGCGAATGGAGCATACAGTTGTGATGGGATCACCCCGTCGTCGATCATCCCATCGACGGCGGGGCTTTTTGGCCGCTGCAAGCGTGTGGGAGCTGCTTGCAAGTACAGATTACACCCAGGGAAGGTGATTTGTCGAGAACCGTAAGTTCCTTTTTTGTTCCCATATAAGTGCTTTTTTTGAAAGGAAGTCGTTTTTTGAAACAAGATTTGTCTGAAATTTGTCGAAACAAGAAGGAAAGCCGCTATCCGAACATGACCTATCAAGATTTGGCTAACGCCTCCGGAAAGTCTCTGAAGAACATTGGTCAATTCATGCGTGGGGAAATATTAAATCCCGGAATCGACACTGTAGGCCCTGTCTGTCGCCTCCTGCATATCTCGCTCGACCGCTTTTGCGACATCCATCCGGATGATGTTCCACCGGAATCTGATATCCCGCAGGAGCTTCACGACGCACGGAAGGAAATTGAGCACCTACGTCAAACAGTCGCGTTCTGCCAGCAATCCATGAAGTTAAAGCGAAAGATCATCGCCGCGCTGCTCGGCATTGTCTTTCTGGCCGGGATACTCCTGCTCGTCGATCTGCTCAGTCCAAAGATCGGCTGGGTGCGCGACCATCTGATGGCTGCAAGCTGTCTCCGCTATTGGGGGTGACGCGATGATCTGCCGCAAATGTAAACAAGACGTTCCGGACGGCCCGTTCTGTTCCCAGTGCGGCGCGAAGCAGGAGACCGCGGCCATGCGCGGCGGGATACGCTCTCGCGGCAATGGACAGGGCACCGCCTACAAGCGCGGCGCCACATGGACAGCCAAGTGGAGCACAGGCTCCTATCTGGATGAGGACGGAAAACTGCGGCGGACCGTAAAGACGAAGGGCGGCTTCAAGACCAAACGGGCCGCCCTCGCTTATGCGTCAGACCCACCGAAGCCAACGCCGGCCGCACCCACGCTGCGGGAATACTGGGTGACTTACAAAGCCGGCAAATACAAAAAACTGTCCCGCGACAAACAGTCCGCCATGCGAAAAGCCTATGAGCGCCTGTCCTCCTTGGCAGATATTGAGATGGACAACCTGACCATCCATCAGATCCAGGAAGTCGTTGACCGCGAGGCCAGCACATACTATACGCGGAAGGACATGAAGACGCTGCTCTCGCATTGCTTTAATCTGGCTCTGGCTGAGAAAGCTGTGACGGTCAACCTCTCAAAATACATCACACTTCCGGAACTGATCGAGACCCAGCCGGAGCCGTTTACAGACGACGAGATCAAAAAACTATGGAAGGCGTATCTCACGAATCACTTTGTTGGCTATATCCTCACCATGATCTACACAGGCATGATGCCGGGGGAGCTGCGCGGGCTCAAAAAAGCCTGCATCGACTTTGAACGCAACGAGATCGTCAAAAGCGGCATCAAAACAAAAAAGCGCAAAGAGACACCCATGGTATTTCCGGACTTTCTCGCGCCGGTCATCCGGCAGCTCTGCGAGGAGAATAAATCTCGCGTCGGGAATTTTTGTCCTATGATGGAGCAGACATTTTACACGCGCTATTATGAGGCCCTTGAGCAAGCGGGGGTGCGGCGGCTTGTCCCGTATTCCTGCCGCCACACGACGGCCACGGCGCTGGCACTGCAAAATATCGCACCGTCCGTGATTCAGGAGATCATGCGGCACAGCAAGTATACCACGACGCAGCGCTATATCCACCCGGATATGTCCAGCATGGCCGCTGCCGTGAATCAAATGCCCGGAGCACCAAATGCAGGGAAAAATGATGTTGCACATAATGTTACACACGGGGCAAGTGCTGATTCCTCAGAGCACGATTAGGCGCCACTTTTGCTCCATTTTGTACAGAGCCGCATTTCAAACTATAAAAGCAAAAAAGTACCCGGAAACAACGTTTTTACGCTGTTTCCGGGTACTTTGGCGCGGAAGGAGAGATTCGAACTCTCGCAGGCTTTTTACACCTCTACTCCCTTAGCAGGGGTGTAATTTATAATTGAAAATCAGTATATTTTTGCGTTTTGTTGCGCAATGTGTTGCGCATAAAACAAAATATTATAATGCGAAACGTCATTTTTCTCTCAGCACAACCCCATGATAATACCCGGCCATCTTCTCCTCCGCTCCGCCGGCGTCCTTATCCATCAAGAACGCTTTGGCAAGGTCGGCATAGAATTCTGGCCGGTCAAGGCCGTACTTGGCAGCTACGCCGTAATAGTCCGAATACATCATGTTCATTGCCGCCCACCAGAGGCAGGACTTCGCATGAACACCTGTGATATTGGCCACAGCGTCCGTCTGCTCCATTGTCCAGTGTGCGCCGGTCGTGCCGTCCTCGTTCTCCATGTGCGATACCCACTTTTCAGCATCCTCGCGGGTGAATTCCATCATTTTCGTGGACTCACGAAAATGGTCATCGTCCAGCTTGTGCAGCGCACAGATGGCGTCCGCGTACACCGTGACTTCTTCCGCGCGGCCAAGCGTCACCGGGCGCTCCATGATCTCATGCAGCTGCTCTTTCAGATGCTCAATGTAATGTTCTTTTCCCATATCACGCCTCCTGAATGTATTTGTAAAGCCGGTCGACGTCGTTCACATCAAATTTAAGTTCCCCAATGACTGGGATGTCCCACGGGATCTTCTTTCCGTCCACGCGCGTCCTCGCGGCGTTGTAGAGCCGGTCAAGGTCGATGTTGCCCTCTGCATCCATGATACCCATCATCTGCACCGCCGGGTGATCCTTCAGCGCGAGGATGCGGCTTTTCCCGCCGTCCATGATAAGTGCAAGCGCGATCCCGGCTCCAATGCCCTTTCCCGTCGGCAGATGGGGGATGATCTCATTGTCGGCATACTGCGCCACGCCGCGCATGGCCTGATCTATTGTCACCATAAAAGGTCTACCTCCATTTTAAGGTGGGGCGGCTATTGCCGCCCCTTTGTTTTACTTGTTGCAGCAGCCGCACTTCGGGAGTGGATTGTAGAGTGTCTGCGCCGTCGTTGCGGTGCCGGTCGTGACGTCGGCAACCTGCTTGGGATAAAAGGTTGCGTTGGCGTAGGTAACGATGGCGTTGTCGCCGCAGCAGCGGCGCTCTGCCTCCATCTCGATCTCGCGGTGCAGCTCGTCCTTTACGGACGCGATGTCCTGGCGGGCCAGCACGAAGCTGTCCTCAGTGCGCTGGTTGTGTACGGCCTGATCGCAGATCGACTTGCGGATGTCCTTCAGCTGTCCGTCGATATAGGCGTACATCTCCAGCGACTTTTGATCGTTGTAGGTGTTGGCCTTGAGCATCGCGATCTCGCTGTCCTTCGCGGCCAGCTTCTGCTCCCGGTCGAGCTCGTAGCGTGTGACCGGCATATTCTCGCTGCACCCCGCAGCCATCGCCGCTGCAGCCGCTGGATTCGCGCCCCAGCCGTTCCAGCCGCCGCCAAGCAGATTGCCGAGCAGCTGCGCGCCGAAGCCCGCCGTGCCGATAATGCCAGTGGTCAGGGCCGCATTGGCCTTGCCGTTGCTTGCGTATTCCATGTAAAAAATCCCTCCAAAAAATGTAGTAAGCTGGCCAGCTCCTACGTTCAGTATGAGGGATTTCAAATTTCTAAGGGACGCACGAAGGTAGCATGAGTGGCGCATTTGTGTAGCATTTCTGACGCATCGTAAAAAATATTTTAAAAACCTCTTGACATATACGGTATTACAGTATATTATATAGCCATAAGATAAAACAAGGCGAGATTCGGAGATCAAAAATGAATGCAGGAGGAGCACAAAATGGAACAGTATAAATACTTCTTTAAGGCATATGACGAGAACGGCCAGTTGTTTTTCTCCCACCGCTCGAACTCTGCAAGCCGGCTTCTTAAGCTGGCCAAAAAATCCAGCTACGATGATAGCGGCGAGATCCTCTCCCGTTGGTATTGCGGGCGGACTGAACACAATATTCCCGTAGAGATCCAGTATCGCGTATACTGCGGTGAGAAGATCTGAGTTTGAGATCCACCACATTCCATTCCAACAAAATCTGCTCCGGTGCAACCGCATTGGAGCAGTATAATAAAAAAGAGGGGGGCAAATATCATGGCAAAAGCAACAGCTTACTGCAAATGTGAAACATGCGGAACAGAATTTACGAGAACGGCCAACAAAGGGCTTCGCGCCGAAGCTGATAGCTGGGCTCTGTGGGCGGCAGACCACTATACGGAATGCCCCGCCTGCTACGCAAAGCGTATGCGTTCCAAAGAACCGAAGAACCCGATCACGGCGCTCGTTGGGCTTGATGTTCTCAATGCGCAGATCGTGATCTCCATTACCGGGAACACCCGGCCCGTTAAGGATGCACTCAAATCTCTCGGCTATCGCTGGGATGTTCCGTTTGAAACAGGATTGTCCGGCATCCTGGATACGGGAACTCGATTCAACGCGTGTTGGAGCAAGGAACTTCCGGCGCCCAAATATACCACTGCAAAAGAATTTTCAGAAGCCGTTTCCTCTGCTGTTTCCGATGCGATCCGCTCGCTGAAAGAGATCATCCCTGAACTCGAATCCAGGAACTCTTTCACGCAGATTGATCATATGCTCTTCTGCGATATGGCAAAGCACCTCGCAGAAGACGACGCCGCTGTTGCGAGCGCAATAGCAGCGCTCGAAAAGCCGGAACGCCCTGTACGCTACCCGGCAGGACGCTGGAACGGGAAATTCTATGGAAGGCCCGGAAACTGGCGCATTTACCTGGATAATACGGAAACAAGTATTTCCGATGAAGATGTTTCATCCATAAAAAACTACAAGTCCGCGCTGGCAGCGTACAAGGAAAAGGTGGAGGAGATCAAGAATGCGAATTGATCCATCATATCCACCGCTTGCTCTGTTGCAGAGAGTAACAGAAGAATACCCTGATGCCTGGGAGAAAATGAAACTGTTCCATGAAATGAACGGCAAGAACGGGCTTCCGAGATGGAATCAATGGTGCTATGCACCAATGTCCGCGGCAATGGCGATTGTGATGGGCGATTCTCCTGGCACATACGAAAACATTTCTGCCGCCACAAAGGCAACGCAAGAGATCGCCGCCCTTGCACCATGGATTGAAAACAAGGATGTGTTTATTGTCGGCCGTTCTTTGCAGGAACGATTGTTTGCACAAGAAGATGAGGAGTTTGAGATCGATAGCAAGGCGCTGTACCATATCCCGTACCGATCTTTTTATGTGCAATTCGCCGACGGCTTTCGGTATATCGATTCTCCGTGCCATGGTGTGTTTGTGCATCTTGAGGATGATGTAAATAGCGGCGATCACGAGCTGCGGCTGCTGTATCTAAAAGAAACCGGCAAAACCATCGGCATCCCAATCCATCTTGGAGAAAAAACGGTTCGTTCGAGCTTATCTCATACGATAAACGAAGCGCTGAAAAATCTATCGGATGATAATCCAGATATCCGCAGAGCCATGATCACAACTTTGGAGCGGAGAAACGCCGAGCTTGCCGCGCACAGACAGGCTTTGCAGATCGTACTTTATTTATGCAAGAAAAGCATTGAAAACGCCCCGAATCCAGAGGCCGCGTTTCTCAACACAAAAATCAGAAACGGAGAAATCCATATTCATTTTTTATGATTCAGAAAAGGAGGCTGCAAGGAATGCCAACTGATGCACAAAAGCGCACTCGCAACAAGTGGGACGCAGAAAACATGTCCGTGATCTCTTGTAAGATCAAGCGGGAGATCGCGGACGACTTTAAGGCCACCGCAAGGGCCAACGGCACCACTCCAAATGAGCTGATCCGAGGCTGGATCAATGACTATCTGGAGGCGCATGAGGCATAAAAACGCCCCGACAGGAGAAATCCTGCCGGGGTGTATCGTTTTGCTCAATATCTAGTGTGCATTATTTGGTTTTTATCATTTGCAGCTTTGCTGCCGTGTGCCGCGCTCGTGCGTAGATCTGCGGCAGTCTGCGGGTGATCGTGCTCCGCGCCATGTCCAGCTCGACTGCAACGTCGATCTGCGGTGTCTTGTCCATGATATAGCGCCGGACGATCTCTGCATCCTGCTCACTGTAACCTGCCTGTGCTATGATCCGCTCCCACTCGCCTTGCAGCAGGCCGGTCAAGTCATCCGGAATCCGCACCCTCGCGCTGATCGTCACCACCTCCAATCCGGGTGGCGCGGCACACGGGGTGCTACTGCTTATGACTCAGAATGGGAATATTCCCCTTATTGCTGACATCCAGATCGAGTGCCTTTGCGATGTCCCGAATTTTGATGTAATTCGTGCCGTCCTTCAAAATGCGTTCGACCTCGATCTCCTTGCCGTTGATGATCATCTTTGCTTTCGTGACCACTTCGTCCACCTCCTCCAAGAGCTTCTTGAATGATTCCCACTTCGTTTCGTCAATCAGCGGCAGCGGACACAGCTTCATCGAAATGTCATAGTGCCGGATTGCGGCCTGCACGTTCGGCAGCTGCTTCAGCAACATCTGATAGAGCCGCGCAGCGTTGCGCATCGTTGCCTCCGGGATGTAATACTTGCCGGAAGCGTCTGTGTGGCTCACCATCTCGATAGATACCGTGTTGTAGTTGTTGTACACCTTGCCGAATTTGCCGCTCCTGCCGTCGCCCACGGCCCACGCCACCACATCCAGCGGCACACACTGATAAACGGTATCACCCTCGTCGACCACGAAATGTGCCGAAGCAGCGCGTCCCTCGCTGCCGTTAGCAAAGTATCGGGCATTGCCGAGCGCCGTCGCGTGCAGACCGGTATTGGCCGTGTAGTGGAACACGATTGCCCGGATAGCCGAGAGCGGACGCCGCCCGCCCACTCTCGTTGCCCGAATCGTGTCGTTAATTTTCAGTGCCATCGCCGTCACCCTTCGCGTCCATCGCGTCCTGTGCCTTCTGCGACTGCGTGCCGAAATAGAACGTGATGACCATCAGGAAGATCGTCAAGAAGTCTTTCCCTGTGATATCACCCCGCAGCGCCAGCACCGTGAACACCACCGTCAGCAGCAGCGTCACCAGCGACTTCACGCTCAGCAGATTCGACAGCCGTTTCATAATTTTGTCCATGTTATGTACTCCCTTCGTCGTCCGATTTTTTTGCAAATACTCTCTTCGCAAGGAGCATCAGCAGCTCCCCGCCAAACGCCGCTCCGGCGTAGGTCAGGATGTCGGATAAATCCACGTCCCGGCCCGTTACCAGTGCCGCCGTTTTGACTGCCGCCGCCCAGAGCAGTACGCCGAACAGCACCCAGATACAAAAGTACACTAGCTGCCGCGCCATCTTGCCCTTCGTCAGGCGACTTTTCCGGATGCGCCTCATACGATCCCCGCATGAGCCAGCGCAAAGCCGACCAGCGCCCCCACAATGGCCGTGAGGACCGCCTTGACCAGCGCCTCCCATTTCCCGCCCGGAATGGCCTTGAGGCTCTTTACGTCGTCCTTGATCTCGCTGATATTGGCCTCGATCGTCTCCTGCTTCGTCGCCAGCACCTCTACCGAGGTCGCCAGCTGATGCAGGGCCTTGTTGTCTGCCTCCAAATCGTCAATGCGGTGCGTGTTGCTCTTGCTGCGAGCCTCGATTTCGGCGATCTTTGCCTGAATCCCATCATCCATCTCTTTTCTCCTTTATACTTCGGTAAAATACAGCCCCACCAGCTCATGGGGCAGGAACTGAAGCGTCACCTTGCCGCCCGGCTGCTCGCCCGTCCGTTCGCAGCGGTAGAGCTTGCCGTCCTCCGGGTCGGTGTAATAGAGGCCGTAGGTGTACTCCATGCCCTTTGCGGCGGGGATGGGGTCGTCCTGTGTGCCCGCGTGGGTCTCGTCGATGACGGTAAACAGCGCCGGGACTTTGTCCGGCTCCCAGCCGGTCTGCGTCGTGTGGGCCTGTGTCACGCGATAGAGCCTGTCCGCATAGACCAGCCGGTCGTTGACCTCCACGGACATTCCTGCCGCCCAGCGGTCATACAGCTCCTTTGCCTTCACGGCGTCC